AACCCACTTACCCAAAAGGCGTGGTCAAAGAAACTTGCGACTGAACTGCAGGCGGACACTTACGTTTCCAAGTTCACTGGCAAGGACACAAACGCGCTGATCCAAGTCAAAAGCGAGCTGAAAAAGGATGCCGGTGACAAGATCACGTTCGGCCTCCGTGCTTCTTTGACCGGGGACGGTGTGGGCGAAAGTGAAAGCCTTGAAGGCAACGAAGAAACACTGCAAACCTATGATGACGCTGTTGAAGTTAACGAGTTGCATCATGCGGTCCGCGTGAAGCCCAAAGGCACTATCTCCGACCAGCGTGTGTCATTCAGTGCACGTGTTGAATCAAAGGATGGCCTGAAAGACTGGTATTCCGAGCGGTATGACCAGATCTTTTTCAATCATATCTGCGGTTACACTGTCCAGACTTCTTCGAAATATAACGGCAATAACACCATCCTTGCCCCTTCGAAGATCATCCGGCCTAACTCCCGCGCAACTGATCAAGCGTTGGCTTCTGGCGACAAGATGAGCCTGGACATGGTTCTGAAAGCCAAGAATGCGGCCATGGTGTCACGTGGTGGTTTGCGTCGTATTCGCCCGCTGAAGATTGGCGGCAAGAAAATGTTCGTCATGTTCATCCACCCGGATCAGGAATATCAGCTGCGGTCCGATGCCGGTGCGCAAGGCTGGACTGATATCCAGATGGCAGCAATGAAGGGCGGGGATATCACTGAAAACCCAATCTTTACCGATGCGCTGGGCGTTTACAACAACGTGATTTTCCATTCTGCCGAGCATATCACGCAGGGCGTTCATTCAACCAGCGGCGCTGCTGTTGCTGATACCCGCCGGGCGGCTTTGTGCGGTGCGCAGTCTGTCGTTATGGCTGGCGGCAAGGGTTATTCGGATTTGGGTCATAAATGGGTGGAAGACACCTTTGATTATGGCCGCGAAGTGGGTGTTTCCTGTCAGTCCATCTTTGGCATGAAGAAAGCACGCTTCAACAGTCAGGATAATGGCGTTGTTGTTGTTGCCACTCATGCGGCTGATCCAACCGCTTAATGAACATTGAGGGCGAACCTGCCCTCTCTCTCTTCTCCCAAACAAGAGGTTTTGGAATGGCTGATCGTAGCAATGCGCGTCGGTATCACCAATCTATGGTGCATTACCTGCGCAAAGATATTTCCTATGCAGACGATGGTAACCCACTTGAGCTGGGCAAGATCCCGGAAGGCTCCATCGTCATCGATGCCGGTGTTGTGGTTTCAACCGCATTCAATGATTCCGGCACTGATCTGGTTGACTTTGGTACGTCCTCAGACGGTGACGGGCTGGCAACTGATCTTGATGTATCCGCCGTTGGCTTGAAGGCTGCGGATGAATTGGCAACATCTGATGATCTGAAAGCCACATCTGGCGATCTGACTATCACAGTTCAGTATGATGGTGCCAACTCGGACGCCACAGCAGGCGCGGCGGTCGCTTTTGTCGCTTATCTGCCAAATAACGGCTGATGCAAACGGCCTATCTCTATCTCTGGCGGGTGTCTCAGTCTGCCAGAGAGCCAATAAACCGCAGAAAACCCCAAAAGAAGCGCGCTAAAGGCGTGTGTCGCCACTGTGACCGTAAGATCGGGCGCGGCATAGCGATCCATGAGCGGAATTGCCATGACAACCCTAGCAGAATTGAGACAGGAAATCGCTGACGACCTTGCGCGTAGTGATTTGACAGCCTCCATTGAAAAGGAAATCAAGGCCGCTATCAGCTTCTTTGAGGAAGAGCGGTTTTATTTCAGTGAAACACGGTCATCCACGTTCAACACTGTTGCCGATGAGCTGGATTATGACGCCACTGATTTTCCTGATTTGCCCAAGTTCGCAAAGATAGAATCTCTATGGGAAGGAACAGGCACCGCCAAACGACAGATTACCCGCCTTTCATCAATGGAGATGGAGGACAAAAGGGAAACAAGAAGCGGCAGACCAGCCGAGTTTAGCTTGTTGAATGGCGTTTTGACGCTCTACCCCACACCTGACAAGGTTTATACCATTCGGGCGCTTGGCTATAAAAAGCTGGATGTATTATCAGCAGATGGTGACACAAATGCCTGGTTGACTGAGGCTTATGACCTCATTCGCGCTCGTGCGGCCTCCAAAGTATGCGCATTCAAGATAAATGATCTGAATGCAGCTCAAAATTATCAAGTTCTGGAAGACCGGGAATTGGTGCAGCTTCGTCAAAAGACTGAAGCGCGCAATCTCAGCAACATGACATTACACGGATCCGGCCTATGATCAGGTTTGGAGATTTCAGGCCAGATAGCAGCCGGTTTGATCCGAACTATCTGGACTATATGCGCAATGCTCAGCCTGTTGCGGATGGTTGGGCGCCGTTCCCAAGCTTCACGACCTATTCTCAGGCCCTTCCAGAAGCGCCGGTATCATCTGCCATGGCGCGTAAGGTTGACGGCTCATACGTCATTTATGCCGGAACAAGGACCAATCTCTACAAGCTGGACCCGGCTGACAAGTCTTGGACTTCGGTCGGGTCCGGGTTCACGCTGTCCGATGGCGAAACATGGTCATTCTTGCAGTTCGGCACAAAGCTACTCGCAGCCAACCGCAATCACAATGTGCAGGTTGTGGATCTGGAAACAGGCACCAACTTTGCAGATCTGGCCGGCTCACCCCCCAAAGGCCGGTCTCTGTTCACCATTGGCGCAAATGTGTTCATTGGTGGCTTGCTGAATGCTCCTGATAGCGTGCAATGGTCCGGAACCGAGAATGCGGAAGTCTGGGGCGATGTAGACAAAGGCGCGGATACGCAGCAATTCCCGGATCGGGGCTGGGTTATGTCTGGGTTCAGCAATGAGCAGGGCGCGGTCATCCTGCAAAAGGGCGGGGCGCGGTTTGCCTCATGGAACCCCGGTCAGATGTATAATTTCACCTTCCGGCCAGTCTCCGAGATTGGTGTGGTTGGCGCGAATGCTGCGGCACAGGTTGGCTCTGCGGTGTTCTTTTTGTCAGATCGGGGCTTTTATTCGATTATCGGGGGCCAAACTCAGGCAATCGGTGCTGAAAAGGTCGATAGATGGTTCACCCAGACGGCCAATCTCGACAAACTGGATGAAGTGCAGGCGGTCTCTGACCCACTTAACAAAGTGGTTTACTGGGCTTTTGCCTCTTCTGGCTATTCCGGGGAAGGGTTCAACCGGGTTCTGGGTTATGACTGGCAGCTCCAGCGCTGGTTTGTGCTTGAAATCAACATGCTGCTTTTGACCAGCGCGGCAACTCCGGGCCATACGCTGGAAAGCTTGGACGAAATCAGCTCTTCCATTGATGCCTTGTCTGCTTCACTGGATAGTCCTGTTTGGACAGGCGGCAAACCGGTATTGGCAGGCTTCAATAGCGATTATGAGCTTTGCTTTGCTCATGGGACCAATCTGGATGCGATGTTCCAGACAGCAGACATTCAATTCAACAAAAATAGCCGGTCAAAGATCATATCTGCTGATGTGTTGACCGATTGCGATAGCGTGACGTTGGAAGTCGGGTCCAAGGACAAGAAGTCCAGTAACGTTTCTTACGCTTTGCCAGCCAACAGAGAAACAGATGGTCGGTTTGCGCTGCGATCTGACGCTCTCATGCATAAATTCCGGGTCAATCTCTCGGGTGATTGGGAAGCTGCGCACGGCATTGACGATATCGAGACTGTAAGGACAGGGAAGCGATGAACAATCTTACTCTTGCCCGCGCTGCGAAACGGGCAGAAGGCAACAGCAGTACACAGACTATTCCCCCCATCGGGAAAAAGGGGCTGATTACACAAATCATCATTGCCAATAATCACGGGACATTACCGCATGATGTAAAAATCCTCCTGAATGGCACCCCTCTTTTTGTGGTCTTGGTGAACGGCTCTTCTACCTTTATCCAAGATCTTGCCGTTCCAATCGAGCCGGACGACGCTCTTACATTCAATACGGCTGCGAACGTGTATTTGACCGTTGTTTACGCGTTAACAGGGTAATGATTGCTTGGCTTATGCCGCATGATCAGATTGCCAACTTTGCCCATGTCATCGAGCCGGTCTTGAAAAAGGGCTTTGTCAGAATACCGGAATGGGAGCCAGAGCAAGCCCTGCAAAACGCTCATGACGGCGAAATAGAGATGTGGCTGACCTTCGATGACGAAGATAACAGCGTCTATAGCGTGACAGGAACAATGGTCGCTGTTGAGGAAGATGGCAGGCGTTTGCATGTGCTGTTCACGTGCGGCACTGGCTGGGAGCGCTGGGGCTATCTGTTTCAGGAATTGAAAGACCATGCAAAGCGCAATGACTGCGAGGCAATCAGGTTTCGTGGTCGCAAGGCATGGCAACGGGTTCTGTCTGAAATGACAATAATTGGAATGGATGACGGTTTGCCCGTCTATGAACTGAGGTTTTGACATGGGAAGCAGCAAGCCAAAAACAGTAACGACAACCCAGCAATCAGGCAACAAGCCGCAGCCCTATGCTGAAACTAATTTCAAGAAGGCATCGGAGTTGGCGACGAAAACAGCCGATGACGCAAGCGCTTGGAAGCCGTTTCAGGGGCCTACTGTTGTTGACCAGAGTGCAGACACGCTCAAGGGCCTTGATATGATGCGAAACAATGCTCAAGGCGGCGTTGTGGGGCTTCCTCAAGCGCAAAGTCATGCTGCGGGTGTGGTCGGCAAGGGTGGCGTTGATCGTGGCCTCACAGGGCAATATAGCGGCCTATCCAGTGGTGTGCTTGATGACTATGCATCTGGTGACATGCTCAACAAGGGCAACCCATACCTTATGAAAGCGTTGGAGAAGGGCGCGGACCAGGTATCGCAGCGTGTGAATGAAAGTGCGGCTGGGGCTGGTCGGTATGGATCCGGCACTCATCAAGGCGCATTGGCTGATAGCATCGGCTCCATGTATAGCAAGGCACTGGCGAATGATTATCAGCAAGGCGTTGGTAACATGATGACCGCCCGGCAGATGCAGAAGGGTAATCTTGACAGTCAGATCGGCGCTGAAATGCAGGGTGATCAATTGGCGCTTGGTGCTGGTCAGGGCATGGCAGGTCTGTATCAGGCCGGAATGATGCCAGCTCAGACATATGGACAGATCGGCTCTGCTATTGAAGGCCAGCAAGGTCTACAGCTTCAAGACCAGATCGATAAATATTACGCCAATCGCGATATTCCGAAAAATCAGGCTGAATGGCTCAATGCGATTGCGGCGGGTTCTGGTTCGTTTGGCAGTAGCACGCAGACAGTTCAACAGCCAGCAGCACCGCAACAATCACCATGGCAGACAGCAACAGGCCTTGGCATGATGGGACTGAGCGCATTTTCGTAAGGGAGCTATGATATGACAGGATACTTACAGCAGCTTCTCGGCGGGATGAATGATGCACGTCAAGACAACCGCAATGCGCTGA